AGACTGCCAGTCGCCGTCGTCATCCTGCCCGCGCTGGTGCAGCCGGTAGAACCAGTTACGGCCCTTCGGCGTACTGATGAACAGCGCCGTGCCGCCCCTATCGCTCAGGCTGGGCCGGATGCTCTCTGACCACGCGCGCTCACTCATGAATGCGCACTCGTCCATCACGCAGTAATCCAGCCCCTCACCGCGCAGGCTGTCCGGCTCATCAGCGGAGCGCACCTGCACCGTGCCGCCGTTCGGCATCGTCACCAGTCGCTCCGTGTGTTTCACCTCTGCGCCCGGAATGGATGCGCCGATGCGCGATATGGGCCGCCAGCCCACTGCGCCCATCTTGTAGCTCGGTGCAACCCACCACGCGCGACCACCATCGAACGCCGTCTCCATCGCTTCGTATACACCCAGCCGCGTCTTCCCCCAGCGGCGACCACCGGCCAGAACACGAAAACGGGCCGGATGCCCGTGTACATTCTGCTGGCCTGCGTGCGGTTTAGCGTCAAGCCTAACTGTCATCGTTGTCGCCGTCCCAGTTCACAACCAGCTCGATTGCCGCCCCATCCCTGCCGCTGATCTCCTGGCGCATGTGGTCGCCGTAAAGCGACCTCCGGTGTGCCTTCAGTAGGAACTTGATGAGGCCGTCGCTGTACTCCTGCGCCCGTTTCCACGCGGTCATCTCCAGGATATCCACCGCGTCGGCCAGCGCGTTGTCCCATTCTGTGCGGAAGGTTGGGAACTTCGCGCGCGCCTTGTACGCTGTGTCGCGCTTGATGCCTGCGGCTTGACACGCCGCGCGCACGTTGCCGCTCTTGCGGAGTGCTTCCGTAAACTTGATCTTCCACCCGTTCAACACCGCCATGATTTGTGTATAAAGTGCATAATCTCAATTAAGCAGTTCCGGCTCCCCGCCGGTCATCTGCGCCCATCGTTCCAGCGCCACACCCACGTATCCGGGCGCAATCTCCACCGCCCTGCACTTGCGCCCCAGTCGCTCGCAGGCGATGAGTGTTGTTCCGCTGCCTAGAAAGGGGTCAATCACTATCACTTCAGCCTTAACCCATCGCCCTATAATCTCCTCCAACATTGCGATGGGTTTCTCTGTGGGATGCTCCCTCCGCATCCCTGAGTTGTTATCTGATGTGAAATTTGTCCACTGATGGCGCAATATAATCTGCTTGTGCTTGACGGCACTCCAGCACAACTCAAACGCAGACCCGATCACCGCATCCTTCGCCTCTTCCACTCGTTTATCCCAGACCAACCACGAACCAACGCCATCGGCCACGCCCAAAGAACTATAATAATAGTTGGCTCCAAACCAAAACTGCTCGCTCGCGTTATCAAAAGTTGTTCGTATTGGCAGCGCATCAAAGGGCTTGTCGTCGCCCACCACAGGCATGTAGCGCCTCCCTCCCCCCTTGCTGTAATCGGTGTCAAGTTGGATTCCATACGGCGGGTCTGTCACCACCGCTCCGGCCTGTTCCCCATCCATCAACCGCGCCACCACTTCCGCGTCGGTGCAATCTCCGCATATCAGCCGATGGTCGCCCAAGCTCCACATCTGCCCGCTCTCCACGCCCCACTTCTGGCGCAACTCGTCGGCGCGGTCAATCTGCGCGCCGGGGTCTGCGGATGGTTCGTCGCCCCACTCGCCCAGCAGCTCTTCCAGTTCTTCCGGCTTCCAGAACTCCTCAAGATCGACGATACCGCTGGCCGACAGGTCAAGCAGCGCGTCGGTGTCCCACTCCAGTCCCGTCTCGCCGGTGCGGTTGTCAGCTATCGCCAGCCCTCTGCCTTCGCTGCTGTCAAGGTCAAGATCGGTGCGCTGAACCACCACCAGCTCGTGGCCGTCAGTCTGAACCACGCGAACCGGCAGGTCGATCTCGGCCGCCACGTCCACCGTCTTGTTTCCGGCAATGAGGTTGCCCTCACGGTCTGCCAACACAGAGCGCCCCGCGCCGTATTGCCGCAAGCTCTTCTCCAGCAGGCCGCGCCCGCGCTGCGTTCCGCGATTCGCGTTCTTGCTGTCCGGCTTCAGGTCAGCGATGCCGCCGATTCGTTTCGCGCCGTTCTTCGTCATCGAGCAGCGCATCCACGCGCGCGCCCAGCCAGAACGTTAAAATGACAACCACGACACATAATGCCGCCGCTGTCACCTCTGCCAGCATATAAGCTGATTACATTCATGATCCCCTTGTCAATCAGCCATTCTTATGCAACCCACTCTCTATTCCCGTCGCCACGCTGTACGCAGCGCCTGCACCCACCAAACTTTGAATGGCCATCCACTCGTCGATCTTACCAGTGCTATAAGCCGCAGCGATTGCCACGACAGCTGAGACAAAAGTCCAAAACTTTCTACTCTTTAGTATCGCTTTGAATTTCATCATGTGGTCTCCTGTAAATAAAAAAGCGCGACAATCCGCTTGTACGGTTGCCGCGCTGGTCAGCCCAGGGGGGCGTGCGTTACTAGTCTGTGGCGCTGTGCTCCTCAGCCGGGGGGCCAGCTGCTAAGAATGCGTCAATCGCAGACACTACCAGCAGCAGGGCGCGCCGGAAAGCTCGCATCAGCGCGTTGATCTCTCCGTGGTTAATACCACGTTTTTCTTCCACTGTCAAACAGATTCCTGCACGCTGTTAATTTTACGCCCGACGGCAGCAATGAGCGCCAGCGCCTCGCCATACCCCACGTTGTTTAGATTGGCCTCCAGCTGGCACGCTATGCCGTCGATCACTGCCGCGTCCTCAGGTGATAACCGCTCGAACGCGCGCCGCGCCACATCCAGCCGGGCACGGTTCGCGTAGGTCGCGCTGGTGAGGCCATTGCCATAACGCTCCACCACGCGCGCCCGGATGTCGTGCTCGCCCGGCTCTCGCCGCGCCCGCGCCCCATCACCCATCCACTCCCACGTTTTCATCAGTGGCAATTTTACTCCATTATCTCCACGACCACCACCAGCGAACCGTGGGGGCTGTAGCTGTCGTATACCGTGTTGGCCTCGCCTGGCGGGATGTATGGCTGGTCGCGGGTCAACAGGTCAAGGAAAAATGTGCCATCTGGCAGCACGTTGATTGCGCCGCCACGATCAGTACAACTCCAGATGCCGGTTCCGAACCCCGGAATCTTCATCTTCGTGCCAAGCGCGAATCGTGCCGGGCAGGCCATTCCCCATTCCGCGAAATAGCTCCAGTGCTCGCGGACGCGCCCATCGGTCAGCGTGGATGTGCATTCGCCGTTCACCCAGTTTATGCCGATGCACGAGGGTGGTCCCCAGGCTGGCCAGTAGTGGCTGAGGCGCGCGCGCAGAACCGGCCCGGCGGTGGGCGCGGGTGTCGGCACTGGCGCGGCGGTGGCCGTGGGCGCGAGTACCGTGATCACCTCCGGCGGCGGCAGTGTGGGTGCTGGCGCGGTGGCCGCGACCACTCGCGGCGCGGCGAACAGGCCGCCCGCGTAGATGATGATGCCGGTGATGACGCCGCTCAACAGCGACATTCCCGCGACTATCGTGAGATGGTCGCGTCTCATGGTCGTCTCCCGTTCGTATTTCATATTCCACAATAACCTTCGTCGCATATATCTAAAAACGATGCCTGCCCACGCTCCTCCGGTGTTCGCAGGTCAACCTCATCCAGTGGTTGGCCACTACGATGCAGGAATAGATCGGCTTTCGCTGCTGCTGTGATATTAAATGTATCTCCGCGCAGGTCTGCGTCAACCTTGACGGCGTGCTGCCAATCATTCGGCCTCTCATCGCGCAGGAATCGCCAGTAGTCATCGTTGTGGTATGGGCAGATGCGACAGGATGATTTTTTAGGTTGGGGCAATTCGCGCTCCCGTAACCAACTCAGACAGTCCAGGCGCGACAGCCGCCGGTCAATCAGCGGCCAACGATTCTCAATGAACCACACCGGGTTAGGCTTCATACGCTGCACCTCATCCAGGCTCAGACCCAGCCAGCACTCTACCTGCACGCCTTTATTAACTAGCACCGCACCGCTCTTTGAGTGGCGTGCTAGTTTCTGTTTTATTAATTCGGCCCGCAGGCGCTTCTCGATCGGCGCGATTTTATATTCCCGGGTGCATTGCCGCCTCATGCGTCCACGGCTGCCGCTTATGTTGGT